GTAGCAGCATTAATTAAAGATTCATATCCTGATATTCGTTCAATCATTAAAAATCTACAAGCAGGAACTAAAGATAATCAATTTAAATTTACTGTATCAAGTACTGATTGGTTAAATAAATTAACAACTATATTATCAAGTAGAGATAAAAAAGCATGGTATGATATTCGTCAATTAGTAGCTGATGCTCAAGTTGATGATTTCCAAACAGCATATCGCTTTTTATTTGATAATTTAGATAAATATTCATATGGACATGATGCTGAAATTTCAGTAGTATTAGATGATTTTATTTGGAGAGCAGGTGTAGTACCTGATAAAGAAATTAATTTTGCGGCTGCAATTGCTAAAATATTAGAATTAAATAAAAAACAATTAATAAAAGGATAAAATGGAACAACAACTAAACATCAGTCTAGATAAAACCACCGCAGCATCGTGTGATGAATGTCAAAACGAAGTATTCCAAGAAGGAGTATTATTACGTAAAGCATCAAGATTCTTAACAGGTACTTCCCAAGATGCTATTATACCTGTTCCAGTATTTACATGTTCCAAATGCGGACATGTAAATGAGGAATTCTTACCTAAAAATTTACCTAAATAATCATGGTAACGACAGTTATAACTCTTTTAACATTATGTGTTGGACTTGTTTTTATATTTTTAATCTCTCTTGAAAATATTGATAGAGACATTAAAAATCTGGAAAAACGATATAAAAATGAAATAGATGCTCTTCATTATAAATTTAATAAACAAGGTGATAAAAATTTAGAATTTCAAAAAATATTATTTAAAATAATTAATCACAACACTTCAATGGAAGAACGCATTACAAAATTAGAGAATGAAATTCTTCAGTTAAAAAGTGGTGATAATTCTAAATTTTACTAACATTATTTAAAAACATATAAATGAATAATCAAAATATATTTTCTCATTTAAAAAATATTACTACACAAAAAGGTCCTTATTTAGGTGATGAAGGATGGAATAATTATATGATTAATCGCTTCCTTAGCATGAGTCAAGACTATGTTGAAGTAGTTAATGTAGTACAGAAAAACACTTGGCAAATGAAAGGGGAATATTTATATAATTTATATAAAGATATTATTCCTAAACAATATATGTATTTAAAATATATTAAGTCAAATACTAAACAAGACTACAATGTTGAGGAAATAGAAGCTGTACAACAATATTTTGAAGTATCTAAGAAAGAAGCTAAAGAATATATTGATATGTTACCTAAAGAAGAATTAGAAATAATAACTCAACAAATTAACGGAAAATAAATTTATATGGGATATATAAACAAATCCGAATATTTTAAAGAATTTACAACATTATTAGAACAACAGATGGAAAATAAACAACCACATAATTTTATTAAAGACTTCGAAAATGAATATCCTGAATTAGCTGACGGATTTAAAATAATACAAGAGGAACAATATGAACTATTTGCTAAAAAGATGTTATCCTATGGTTTAGGTAATATTGCTATGGGATCTAATTTAGAAACTAAAGAAGATGTTAATTTATCTTTAACAGCAATTTGGATCCGCTCAATGGATAAAATGCAACGTTTAAAACAATTAATATTGTTGAATAAAAATAATTCATTAGATAATGAACCTGTAGAGGATGCTTATATAGACCTATCTAATTATTCAATTATTGCCCTTTTAGTTAAAATGGGTAAATGGAAAAAATAATATAATGGCCAAAAATACTCCCTTAACGGATGTTGAACTTAAAATTCTATATCATAAACCACCAGAATTAAATTATGCTTACCAAAAAGCAATATCATATTCTCAATTTTCAGTATACGCTACTTGCAATCACCAGTGGTACAATAGCTATGTATTGAATTTAAACCCTTATTCTAACAGTATTCATACTTTATTTGGAACTGCTATGCATGAGACTCTTCAGAATTATCTGACAGTAATGTTTAATCAATCTGGAGTATATGCTGATCATACTATTAAATTAGATGAATATTTTCAAAACCGGTTTATTGAATTATATCAAGACCATTATGATAAAACAAAAGAACATATCTCAAATGCAGTAGAAATGAGAGAATTCTTTGAGGATGGAAAAGCAATTTTAGAATGGTTTAAAAAGAAACGTAATAAATATTTTTCAAATAGGGGATGTAAATTAGTAGGTATTGAATTACCACTGTTAGTCAACGTTTCAAACAATATTTTCCTAAAGGGATTTATAGACGTTGTAATATATGATATTGATTTAGATAAACTTTATATATACGATATAAAAACATCTACTCGTGGATGGTCTGATAAAGAAAAAAAAGATGAATTAAAAGTAGCTCAAATATTACTATATAAGGAATTCTTTGCTAAACAATATAATTTTGATGTTGAAAAAATTGAAGTAGAATTTTTTATTGTTAAGCGTAAAATATATGATACTGATGATTTTATAATCCCTAGAATACAACAATTTAAGCCAGCAAGTGGTAAAGGTAAGAGAAAGAAAGTAGTCGATAAATTAGAACTATTTGCTAAAGATTGTTTTGATTCGCTTGGAAAACCAATAGAAAAGCAATATATTAAAAATGTAGGAGAAAAATCATGTAAATGGTGTCCATATGCTAATACTATTCATTGTGATCAAATTGCATCTTCTTAAGTTTGTATATATTTATATATAGTAATTAACTTAAAATATATAAATTATGGCAAAGATGCAATTAACAAGTGTTAAAATTCCTGAAGATTTGTTCGAGGAATTCAAAATATCATGTATAAAGTATAAATTTAGTATTCAAAAATTAACAGAAAGATGTATGTACTTATACCTAACAGATGAAAAATTTAGAATAGATATTCATAATCAACTAGATACACAACTACCAGAACAAAAATAAAATATAAATAAAACATGAATAAAGAAGGTTATATTCCTAGAGAACAACGTAAAAAAATTCTATTAATGTGTGATGATATTAGAATGACATCTGGTATATCCACTATGGCTCGTGAAATAGTAATAGGTACTTCCCACCATTTTAATTGGGTAAATATGGGTGGTGCTATTCAACACCCTGATCAAGGTAAACGATTTGATTTAAACGATGATACTAATAAACAAACAGGTCTTACAGATGCTAGTGTTTATTTATATCCTCTTAATGGTTATGGGGATCCTACTATTTTAAAACAAATAATGGATATAGAAAAACCAGACGCTATTATGATATTTACTGATCCAAGATATTGGACTTGGTTATTTCAAATGGAACATGAGATTAGAAAAAAGATACCTTTACTTTATCTTAATATTTGGGATGATTTGCCTTATCCAATGTATAATAAACCATATTATGAATCATGTGATGGATTATTAGCTATATCAAAGCAAACAGAAAACATTAATCGTGTTGTATTAGGTGATAAAGCAAAAGATAAAACAATTAAATATGTTCCTCATGGAATTAATGAAGATCATTTCTTTCCTATTACAAGCGATCAACTTGAATATTTAACATTACAGGATTTTAAAAAATCATTATATAGTGGTAAAGAATATGATTTTTCTCTATTATATAATGCTCGTAACATTAGACGCAAATGTGTTTCTGATTTAATGTTAGCGTGGAAAATATTTATTGATCAATTATCTGAAAATAAAGCAGAGAAATGTGCATTAGTATTACATACTCAAATAGTTGATGAAAACGGTACAGATTTAAATGCTGTTAAAGATATGTTATTTGGATATAATACAAAATATAACATTATATTTGATCAAAATAGATATCCAACACCATCAATGAATTTACTTTATAATGCTACAGATGGTTGTGCTTTAATTAGTTCAAATGAAGGTTGGGGATTATCATTAACAGAGGCAATGATGTGTGGAAAACCAATTATTGCTACTGTAACTGGTGGAATGCAAGATCAAATGGCATTTAGAGATGAAAATGATGAATTAATTAAATTTACTGAAGAATTTGGATCAAATCATAGAGGTAAATATAAAGAGCATGGACCATGGGCACTACCAGTATTTCCAAGTAATATAAGTATTGTAGGTTCAGTTCCAACACCTTATATATTTGATGATAGAGCATCTTCTGAAGATATTGCTACTCAAATAAATGAACTTTATAAAATGAAAACCTTAAATCCTAGAGTATATAAGATAATGTGTAATGAAGCTCGCAAATGGGTTACTTCAGATGAATCAATGCAATCTTCTAGATGGATGTCTAAAAATATTATTGATGGTGTTGAGGAAACACTAAATAAATTTAAACCAAGACAATCATTTGAATTAATTAAAGTAGAAACCCCTAACCAACCATTGCATTACGTTAAAACAGTTTTATCAAAATAAATATGAAACCATTATTAGTTATAAGTTGCCCATTAGATACCTTTTCAGGCTATGGAGGAAGAGCAAGAGATATAGTTAAAGTATTATTAAAATCTGAAAAGTATGAAGTTAAAATATTATCCCAACGTTGGGGAAATACTCCATTCGGATTTCTAAAAGCAGACAATCCTGAACATAAACAAATGTTGGATTGTATTTTGACAGATCCTCAACTACCAAAACAACCAGATGTATGGATTCAATTAACCGTTCCAAATGAGTTTCAACCAGTAGGTAAATTTAATATTGGTATGACTGCTGGGATTGAAACTACAGTCTGTGATGCCTCTTGGATTGAAGGTTTAAATAGAATGGATTTGAATTTAGTATCATCTAATCACGCTAAAACAGTATTCCAACAATCTAAATTTGAAAAACGTAATTCTCAAACAAAACAAATTGAAAGTATAGTTGAATTAACAAAACCATGTGAAGTCTTATTTGAAGGAGTTAATACTAACATTTATAAGAAAATTGAAGAATTTCAATCTAAAGATCTATTTGATCAATTAAATAATATTGAGGAGAAATTTAATTATTTATTTGTTGGACATTGGCTTCAAGGTGAATTAGGGCAAGATAGAAAAGATATTGGAATGTTAATTAAGACATTTCTAGAAACATTTAAAAATAAAACTACTAAACCTGGATTAATAATAAAAACACAATCAGCTACCTCTTCAATTATGGATAGAGATGAAATGCTATCTAAAATTCAAGCAATACGAGTTGCTGTTGGAGGTAATAATTTACCTAATGTTTATTTATTACATGGTGAATTTACAGATGAAGAAATAAATGAATTGTATAATCATCCTAAAGTAAAAGCATTTGTATCATTTACTAAAGGTGAAGGTTATGGTCGTCCTTTATTAGAATCTACTATCTCACAAAAACCAGTTATTGCTTCTAATTGGAGTGGTCATTTAGATTATTTATCTCCTAATATGTCTACATTACTACCAGGAACTGTAAACCAAATTCATCCAAGTGCTGTAGTACAAAATATGCTAATACCAGAATCAGGATGGTTTACTGTTGATTATAAACAAGCATCTATTATATTAACAGATGTTTATAATAACTATAAGAAATATATTGATGGAGCAAAAAAACAATCGTATCGTTCCCGTACAGAATTTAATTTAGATAAAATGGGAGAATTGTTAATTAGTATATTAGATAAAAATGTTCCAAAACCACTAGAATTAAAATTACCAACTCTTAAAAAAATTACATTACCAACATTAGATAAAGTATAATGAAATATAAGAGATTTGATTTAAATAGATGGATAGAATTATCTTTTATTAACGATTCTAAAATATTGAATGAAACTCATTCATTAGATGAATATTATGATAAAGCTAATAAAGGATTATATGAATTCTTAAATCCTGATTTGGCATATAATTATGAAGAAAGTAATATGTCTGATGGTCAAAAAATATGGAAAATAGAAAAGCAAAATAATGATCCTATATTAGTAGTAACTTTAAAAAAACAAGGTTTAGATAATAAGTATTGGGTATTAGATTTTTATTTTCCTGAAACTGAAAAAGGATTCGCTAGAAATAAAGAAGCAATACAAGGTAAATATTATTTAGATACTATATCTAAAATACTTAAAGACGAAGTATTACCATATTTTGAGAAATCAGATTTAGATAATCTATTTTTTAAATCCTATACAAATGATGGTGCCGGTAATATGAGAAAAAGCTTTTTTCAAAGAGCAATTGATAAATTTCTCCCTAAAGATAAATTTAATGTTAGAATAGATAATTCAACCTTTATAATAGATAAAAAATAATGATAGAAAAATTAGTAACTTGTAAAAGATGTGGATCAAATGCCTGCTCTGAAATATCTGATGATAAAATAGTTATATGGGTTTGTCTTGGATGTGGTTTCACTACTAATACATTTATGACAGCAGAGAATATAATTAAAACTGAAGATGTAATGCCTAATCTATATAAAGATTTAAAATTTACTGACGATACTGGATTGAATTGGTACCCAAATTCCGTAACATTAGACGATAAATCAATGGTATTTGCTGATGGTACATCAGTAGATGACTGGAAGTGGGCCGCTGTTAAATCAATTGAAATAACGGAAGAAGAAAAAATAATATTTCCTAATTCCACCCATAGAGCTGATATGAGTACTATACAATATTTTGAAGAAAAAGACTTTATGGAAGCACTAGATTATGTTGGATATTTTAACATAAAATAATATGCCATCAATTAGTTATGCTATTACTATAAGTTCAGAAATAAATGAACCTATTGATTTAATTCATTTTATTCATAAACATAAACAATCTCAAGATGAAATATGTGTATTGTTAGATAAACCTAAAGTTCATCATTGGACGTTAGACCAATTATATCGTTTTTCTTCTTCAAATTGGATTACATTAAAAGAATCAGCATTCCAAAACAATTTTGCTGAATGGAAAAATGAATTAAATCGTATGTGTAATGGTGATTATATTTTTAACATTGATGCTGATGAAATTCCATCAGAAACTCTTATAAATAATATCCATGAATTAATTGAAATGAATCCTGAAGTAAAAGCATATGCTTTACCAAGAGTAAATACTGTAGAAGGATTAACTAAAGAACATATTGCTAAATGGGGATGGAGAGTGGATGATAATAAAAGAATAAATTGGCCTGATTTTCAAATTCGTATCTTTCAAAACATTCCTGAAATATGTTGGGAAGGTAAAGTGCATGAGACTTTGAATATTAAAAAAGAAATTGTATCTTTACCATATAGTACTGAGGATTGGGCTTTGCATCATCCTAAAACAATAGAAAGACAAGAAAAACAAAATAACTATTATAGTACATTGTAATGAATTTTATATCTACAAATCATCAAGGTGGGATTGGAAATGTTATGTTCAAGCTAGCAGCTGCAATAAGTTTAGCATTAGATAATGATATAGATTATATATTTTCTAATGAATTCATACGACCTGCGGATATAGTTGCAACTAAAGGTTATAATGATTATCGAGTATATTATGATAATATATTACGAAATATTCAGTTTATTGATAATTTACCAATAAATTATAATATATTTAATCAGTCCGGATTCCATTATGATCCAATAACATATAAACCTGGATCAAATTTATTAATATGTGGTCATTATCAGAGTGAAAAATATTTTAAAAATAATAAACAGTATATATGCGATTTATTTAAGCCAACTAATAAAATTAAGGAATTAATAACATCTACATATTTTGATGTTACAAATTTAGTTTCTATACATGTTAGGAGAGGTGATTATTTACAATATCCAGATCATCATCCACAACAAACTATTGAATATTATAAAACCGCAGCTAAAATAATTGGTTTAGATAAAGAATATATAATTTTTAGCGATGATCTACTAGGTTGCGCTAATATGTTTGATTTCTTACCGAATAAACAATTTTTTACTACTAACGTTGATTGGATAGATTTATATATAATGAGTTTATGTAGTGATAATATAATATGCAATAGTAGTTTTAGTTGGTGGGCTGCATATTTAAATGAATCAAATAATAAACAAGTAATAGCTCCAAAAAGATGGTTTGGACCTGCATACTTAGATTACAATACATCAGATTTATTTCCAATTGATTGGATAACATTAGATGTTTAATTAAATTTTAAAAATTATGGAAAAGATATATTCAAATGTAGAAGAAGGAAAATTATTACATATAATCAATAGATTGTATGAAATAGAAAAAAGACAAGAAATCATACCAGAAGATAACTTTATTCAATGTGCTACACTTAAAATGTCTAAGGGAACAACATTTAAACCACACAAACATATAACAAAAGAAAGACATTATGAATTACAAATCGCTCAAGAATCTTGGATTGTAATTAAAGGTAGTGTTAAATGTATTTTTTATGATATCGATGATACTATAATATCAACACCAATATTAAAAGCTGGTGATGCTAGTTTTACTTTATATGGTGGACACACATATGAAATACTAGAAGAAGATACAATCGTATATGAATATAAAACTGGTCCATATGAAGGACAGGCATTAGATAAAACATTTTTATAATGAATAAATTAACATTAAGTCCACAAGAACTTAATCGATGGTTTGCTGACAAAGGCGATTATACTTATAATATAAGTTATGATTTAACTGAAGAATCTATTATAATGGATTTAGGTGGTTATACTGGAGTATGGGCACAACAAATGATTGATAAATACAATCCATATGTCTATATTTTAGAACCAGTACCTAGTTTTTATAACAATATGGTTTCTAAATTTAAGGATAATCCTAAAGTTAAATTATTAAATGTTGGTGTTAATTCAAATGACAAAGATGGAAATATATTCCTAAGTGCTGATGGTACATCATCAAATCTAATTAATGATGAATCGATACAAGTTAAATTTAATACAATCGATACAGTATTAAGTATATTTAAATTAAATAGTGTTGACTTATTACAAGTAAATATAGAAGGGGATGAATACCCACTATTAGAAAATATGTTACAAACTGGCTCTATAAATAAATTTAAAAATATTCAAATTCAATTTCATTTAGGGATTGAAAATGATATCGAACGCCGAGATAAAATCAAAGAGGGGTTAATTAAAAATGGTTTTAAAATTAATTTTGATTATCCATTTGTTTGGGAATCATGGTATTTAATAAAATAAATTTATAAAATATATGCTTACAATTATCAATAAAGATGTATATATAGATACAGATGTATTAATCAAACAAGATAATATTATTGAAGGTTTTCATGTAGCGATAGATAAAGGTTTTTATTGTACTACTAATATATCAATTGGTAATTATATTCATATTGGCCCATATGTTACAATTATTGGTGGTAAAGAAGCTAATTTTATTGCTAAAGGATTTAATAACATAATGGCTGGTGCTAGGATCGTATGTGGTTCAGATAGATTTGATGATTCTGGATTATTTGGCGCTATGATACCAAAAGAGTATAAAGGTACTCAAATTATAGAACCAATAATAATGGATGAGTTTTCTAATATCGGTACTAATGCAATAGTCCTCCCAGGATCTAGATTAAGAAAGGGAGTACTTCTAACAGCTGGTAGTTTGTTAATAGGAGATACAGAAGAGTGGGGAGTATATAAAGGAAACCCAGCAATACTTGTAAAGAAAATAGACAATTATAAAATAATTAAAAACGCAAAAAAATTAGGTTATGAGCTTTAATATAATAAATAAATTTGAAAAACAAATTGCTGAATTCTACGGAGCTCCATATGCTATAGCAGTTGATAGTTGTACACATGGTGTTGAACTAGCACTTCGATATACAAATACAGACTATATACGAGTACCGAAGCATACCTATTTATCGATACCATTTCTAGCCGATAAATTAAATATAGACTTATTTTGGAAAGATGAAAATTGGATAGATTATTATTATGTAACAGATAACGTAATTGACGCAGCAGTACTTTGGAAACCAAATAGTTATATTCCTGGTACATTAATGGGAGTTAGTTTTCAATTTCAAAAACATCTATCATTAGGTCGAGGCGGCATACTTTTAACTGATGATAAAGAAGCTGCAATTAAAATAAAAAAAATGTCATATGATGGAAGACACCCAGATCATCCATGGCGAGATCAAGATATTGATACTATAGGATATCACTATTATATGACACCTGAGACTGCACAACTAGGTCTAGATAAACTACCATCAGCAATAAACAATACACCTAGGCAGTGGGTTGTAACCGATTGGCCAGATTTAACACAAATGAAAATATTTAAAAAATTATGATAAAAAAAGCATTTATTACAGGTATAGGAGGTCAAGACGGATCTTATCTAACAGAATATCTATTAGATCTAGGATATGAAGTTCATGGTATTATTCGAAGAAATTCAACACCAGAATATCAGCAATCTAGACTAGATAATATAAGAGGAAATATTCATGTATATTATGGAGACTTGTTAGATCAATCGAGTATAGAACATTTATTAGATAAAATTCAACCAGACGAAATATACAATATTGCAGCACAAAGTCACGTACGAATAAGTTATGACATTCCTCAATTTACGGCACAAACAAATGCATTAGGTGTTTTAAATGTATTAGAAGCATATAGGCGTGCATGTCCTAAATCTAAATTTTATCAAGCAAGTAGTTCTGAAATGTTTGGGTCTTCAGTTGATGCAGATGGATTTCAACGAGAAACTACACCGATGAACCCGGTATCACCATATGGATGTACTAAAGTATTTGGATATAATATTGTACGAAACTATCGTAATGCTTATAAGCTTCATGCGAGTAATGGTATTTTGTTTAATCATGAATCACCTCGACGTGGATCTAACTTCGTTACAAATAAAGTAGTTAAAGCTGCTGTAATGATTAGTTTAGGAAAATTAGATGAATTAGAGTTAGGAAACATGGATGCATACCGAGATTGGGGACATTCATATGATTATGTAAGAGCAATGCATTTAATCATGCAACAAGATCAGCCTGGCGACTATGTAGTTGCTACTGGAGAGACTAGATCAGTTCGTGATATGTGTAAATATGTATTTAGTAAATTAGGACTAGACTACAAACTGTTTGTGGTACAAAACGAAAAGTTTTTACGACCTGAAGAATTACCATATCTTAAAGGAGATTCGACAAAGATACGTACAGAATTAGGATGGTCTCCAACATATACATTTGAAAGTATGATGGATGAAATGATTGACAGTTGGTTAACTATATACAAATAAAAAGATTCAAATGATACAAGCATACATAATAAATCTAGATAATCGTACAGATTTAAAATCACATATATTAACTGAGATAACAAAATTACCTCAAGTATCATATGAAATTGTATCTGCTATACGAGATGAATCAAAAACATGTTTCTTATCCCATTTAAAATGTATACAACGAGCAAAAGATAATAATTTACCATATGTATTAATTCTAGAAGATGATGCGATATTTACTGAAGATTGTATAGAAATATTTGATAGAGCATTAACTGAAGTTCAAACTAGACAATGGGATATGTTATATCTAGGAGCTAATTTAAATTCAAATGCATACAAAATTACCCCAACATTAGTTAAATTATCGGGTGCTTATACAACACATGCATATATAGTTCATGAACAATTTTATGATACTATTTTAAATTTACAACTTGATGTTGAAATAGATGTATGTTATACTAAATTAATGCCTGATAATAACATATATATGTGTGATCCTATGATTGCATATCAATTACCATCGTATTCTGATTTACAAGACGGATTTCGAGATTATAATGAAGCAATAGATAGAAACTTTTTAACATATGTAAAAATATGAAAATACTTTTAGGGTGTTTAAATGCAAATGGATTAGGGGGTAGTGAATTATATCACTATGAATTAGCTAAAGAACTACATAATAATGATATAGACATTACATTATTTACTTTAAGAGAAATTGATAGTAAAGATCAAATAAGAATAAAACTTAATGATATTGGTATTAAACAAATTAGTTCTAAAAATATAAATAATAAAGAACAATTTGATATTATAGTAGCAAGTCAACCTCAAGTAAATGATTTTCTTCTTAATATATATCCTAATACTCCTATTATTAGTATAATCCATTCAGAAATTAGATCTGAAGATCCAATATTAGACCCAAGAATATCTCATTATATTGGTATAAGACAACCAATTGTTGATATGTTAATTAATGAATATAACATTGATCCAAATAAAGTATCATTAATATATAATCCTGTTGATACTAGTAGATTTAATTTAGATAACCGTGTATCTTACGAAAAAACCACAGGTATATTTGTGGGAGAGGTATTAGATAATATTAGATTTGAAGCTATATCTCATTTAGTAAATCACTGTATTGAAAATGATTGGGATTTAATGATAATGAGTGAAAGTAAATATGATTTTAAACATCCCAATATAAAATATATTGATAAACGATGGGATACTGAATTAATAGTTAAAGATGTTGATTTTACAGCTGGAATTTTATTAGGAAGAACTACATTAGAAGGATTATGTTGTGGAGTACCTGGATATGTTTATTATATTAATAAAAATGGTAATGTAAATGGGATTGATTTAATTGAACCCGATAATATTCAACAATTTGATAGTAAATATGTAGCACAACAACATATTGAATTATATAATAAAATAATTAATAAATAATGAATATATCACTTTTAGTAGGATTAAAAAATAATTTAAACTACAACAAACACTTCTACTCAACAACTAGAGAATTATATCCTGAGGTTGAAATATGTTTTGTAAGTTATGGATCTACAGATGGAACACATGAATGGTTAAATTCACTAAATGATAAAAATGTAAATTATTTCTATTCACCTGAAAATAAAACATTTTCAGATACATTTAATAAAGCTACTAAATTAGCTACTAAAGAATATGTAGCTTATCTTCATAATGATATTGTTTTAGCTCCTGGATTTTTAGAGAATTTAGAAAAACATGTATCTCCAAATAATGTAGTATCATACACAACAATAGAACCCCCTATATTTGCGGGACATGAACGTCCTGGAAAATTAATTCAGGATTTAGGAACTGATTTAAAAACATTTAATAAAGATAAATTATATCAATTTACTAAGGAAAAACAATCTGAATACAAAGATAAAATAGAACCAGGTATTACATTCTTTATGTGTTTACGTAGAGAAGTACTATTACAGATTGGGGGAATGGATAATTTATTTAATCCTATGTTTTGTGAGGATGATGATTTAATATTAAGACTTAAACTATATGGTTTAAATCAATTTACTTCATTAGATGCTATATGTTATCATTTTGTAAGTAAAACGTCTAGATTTTCAGAAGAATATGAAAATAAAAGCAAATTAATAGAAGTTAATTCAAATAAAAATTTTATTCGCAAATGGGGTTTTAGAAATTTAATACATAATAAACGCTACAATATTGCTTATGTTGTAGATAAATGTAATTATGATATGATGGCTGCCTTAGAACCATGGTGTGATAGATTATACACGGATGATGAAATGGGTGTTTTATTTGCATATTATTATGAAGTAGAACAGAAAAATACTTCATATGATCTAAAAAAACGTATTTTAACTTCAAAATATAATGACCCAATTAGTGAAAATGATATTATAGTTGAATTTGATGGAACTAAATTAACTAACGAATCATTCAATATATTAACTAATCTATCAGATATTATAACTGAATCAGGAGAAGTTGGTACATTTGAATTAGATATATTTAAAATTACCATTAACCAAATTGAATCAAATACAAAATCGTTAATATTTATACCAAAATAATAATAAACATGGCCTTAGAAAATATAAAACCGAAATTAAAAGTAGATATAAATAAAAACGAAACTAAAAAAGGTATCAAAGTCCAATTTATATTACCTAATACTATAGAAGGTGATGAAAAAGCTCAATTAACACAAAAGTTACAAAATAAATTAAATACTGGATTAGCACCATATAAGCTAACAGCAAATACTGATACTGATGTTCCTTATGATAATATTATTGGATTTTTAATTAGTATTCAAGACATTAGATTACTGATAAAGAATGCTTTATCAGGTGACACTTCTGAAAAATAGTATAAATAATTAATTTATGTCAAGACAAGTCCCAATTTTTAGAATAACATTGGATAATACTGCTACATATCAAGATGTAGAGAAAAATCCGTATATTAGAGAAATAGTAATGAATGAATTAATATGTGCTGTAAAAGATGGATTAAAAAAGAAAAAAAGAGATATATCATTATTTATAATAAATGATAGTGAATATATGGTTAGTTTAGATAAAAAACAATGGAAACCATCTTTAGAATCAGCTTTAACACATTATGAAAATTTAGAAGAATATAATAAATGTTTTGAAATAAAAAATATAATAGATTCGTTATGAAATTAGAAAATAAACTTCCAGAAGAAGTAGAGGGTATTAAGCAATCTTTAGAAAATATTCTTAATGCGGATTTTAAAATTAAAAGAAAAAAAAGAACTGAATTAGATATTCAACGAGATTTATTTTTTAAAATAATATTAAGTTTAGAAAAACTAAATATGCGTTCAAATATGTTAAATATTGATTTAGATATAGATTTAACTAAATATGATGAAGTATTTTATGATACGATTGATGATTTGTTATTATTACATTTTGGAAAAAATATTGCTGAAATAGTATTCTTTTATGTTTATGATAGAATAGATCAAGAAGGAAATATTATATATATTAATGATTCAAATGGGAATCCTGTAATTTTAGATAATGTAAATGATTTATGGAATTTAATTCAAAATATAGATAAAATATATAAAAATAAATAAGTTATATGCCTGCTAAAAAAGAATTATTTAAAGAAGATATTCTTAGAGCAATTCGTCATACTAAAAGTAATAGAGCTGCTGCTCGATATCTAGGATGTTCATATCAGCATTATAAACCATACGCTAAGTTATTTAATGATGAAGAAACAGGACAAAATCTGTTTGATCTACATAAAAATCAGTGTGGTAAAGGTATTCCAAAATTTCTTCCTAATAGACGAAGAGAACCAAATGTTAAATTAATATTTGAAGATGGTGTTGGGTATGAATCATTCACTACAACAAAAATTAAAATTAGAGGTATTGCTGAGGGATTTTTAAGAGATGAATGCTATACTTGTGGATGTAATGAACGTAGAGTAACAGACTATAAAACACCAACATTATTACATTTTAAAGATGGAAGTAAATCAAATTATATATTAGATAATTTAGAAATATTATGTTATAATTGTTACTTCTTATATGTTGCTGATCCTCTTACTAATGATCAAATCCGTCATATCGAAACTAATCAAACTGTATTAGCAAAACCATTTGAATGGGAATTAGATGATGAAGCTTTATCTAATATGAAAGCATTAGGATTAATATAAAATATCTAAAAAAATTATTTAAGCTCCATTTTTTGGGGCTTTCATTGTTCATTAATATTTATCAACAAATAATAGTATTTTAGTTTTATTAATTAAGGTTGCTAAACACTTAAAAAATTAAAACATATGAAATTCTCAGACATTTTTAAAGACAGTAATGATATCAATGAAAAATCAGTAGTTGGATTCATGGCATTTTCAATAATGGTTATATTTGCTATTACAGATTTAATAACTGGATACCTTGGTAAGCAATTAGTTATTAGTGATACCATTTATAATTCATTCCAATTATTAGTATTAGGATGTTTTGGAATTTCCGGAATTGAAAAAATATTTAAGAAGAAAGATGTTTAGTGAAGGTGGATATATAATGGTAGCAAGAATACTATTGGCATTATCTGTCATAGGCGGTTCTGTATATTTTGTATATCGTATGTTCTCCAGTAACACTCAGGAGATATTAGTTCGTTTTATTTTATTAGTTTTTACAGCATTAGTAGCGTTATTTATAGTTGATAAAATAATAGCTTTTCAAATAAAATTATTACCTGATGAACAAAATGCACAATTATTTGACTTAATTAAAACACTTGTATTAATGATTTTCTCTTATTACTTTGGTACAAAAGAGGGAGTAGAAACAAACAAAAAATGAAACTATCTAAAGAACAAATTGAAAAAGTAATTAAAGCTAAAGGCTACGTTTGGTTTGAAGGAGCTAAAGACTTTGATTTAAATATTGTTGGAGTACGCAACTCAGCAACAGGTAATAAAGTATCAAATGTATTTGATGATGTTATTACTGTTTCATATAAAGTAAACGGAATATGGACCTATAAGGAATGGGCTAATACTACAGACCCCGGTACTAAAGGTGTTAAAGAATTTCATAATGCTGCTGGTGTTGCTAGATTAGTAGAAGGTCAATATATAGGTTCACATACAATAGGACTGCATCAAGGTAAATACGAAGCACTTAAACAACAAAAACCTGTTAAAGTATATCGTGATGCAAATAAAGATATGACTTATGATGAATCTAAGATTCAAGAAGGAATATTCGGTATTAATATTCATAAAGCTGGGGCTGATAGTACGTATGTTGAGAATTGGTCTGAAGGATGTCAAGTATTTAAACGTGCAGCAGACTTTGAGGAATTTATGACAATATGTAGATCATCAGCTAAAATACATGGTGCTTCATTTACATACACTTTAATTGAATCTAAAGATATAGTATAGTAGAAAATTTAACTATAAATTTGGAGATGTCAGGGTAAGGCATTACATTGAATACATAAACATAAATAAATAAAAATGAGTTATGATTTAGCAAACAAGTATGCGGAATTTGAAATTCCTAAAGAACTTAAACAAGTAGCACTCTCCAAACAATTATCATTAAGCGCTACTAAAATGGTATTATTTTCAGACCATGTTCAATTAAGTAATGATGATGTAGATTACTACATGGCTTTAAAACCTGAAAGAATGGAGGATGAAAGTTTTGAAGATTACAAAAACAGACGTGTATTTACAAAACAATTATTTAAACATAGAACATTAATATTTGATTATTCAATTTACGAAACAATTTAAAAATTATGAAGTATTTTCAAGTAAAAGTTGAGTTTAAAACCGAAGACGATAAAGGTAAAATCAAACGCCAAAGTTATATGTATTTAGTAGATGCTCAATCAGTAACTGAGGCTGAAGCTAGAACAGTTAAATATCTAAGAGAGCAATCAGAAGAAGATTTTGAAATTAAATCAGCAGGTGCTTCTAAAATTTTAGAAGTTTTACAATAATTTACATTTTTTAAAATTTACATATATTTATAATAAATAATAATAATGAAACGATTTAGCTTACATATTCAACTTTCGATACCCGCGATTCAAACGCAAGGGGAAGGCATGGTTTGTAATTGGGATTATAAAACTATCACAGGGTTAAAAGATACAGTATTGATATAAATAAATAACTAAAATACATAATCGAAAGCCCTGATCCAGAAAGTCAGGGCTTTTTGTTTTGTCACAATAAAAATTGTATATTCGATTATAATAAAAAACGGTTAGGTTGATCAAGGTGGTCGGTAAGTCTGCAAAACTTACTATAGTAGGTTCGATACCTATCCTAACCTCAGGTGGGTTTAATATTGTTCCCCGTGTGAAAAAAACAATATAAAGGGTGCTCAAGCTAACTTGGTAGAAGCACTGGACTGAAAATCCAGAGGACTCGGTTCGATACCGAGGAGTACCACAAATATATAAAATTAAAAATAAAAATGAAAAAGTATAAACAGTAATACCCTCTAAGTAAACGAGGGAAATAAAACACCTTCGTAGCTTAATTGGTAGAGCAATATGCTTTTAACATATGTTGTGACAGTTCGATTCTGTCCGGGGGTACAAAAGTAAGTGTAGCACAATTGGTAGTGCAGTAGTCTCCAAAACTAAAGGCTATAGGTTCGAGTCCTATCACTTACGCAAAAGATTAGTTCTTTGATTTATGGGGGTGACATGGAATTGACTGGTCGATTAAAGTGTAATACAACAAGCAGTGCAATGAATGGTATAGCACTATAAAATGTACGTTCGAATAATAAATGACAACAAGTCAACTTTCTCTTTCGAAGATGCAATGTCTTTTGTTGGAGCGGATTTAGCAGTAGCTGCTTAATCTATTCAGGTAGTAACCAACCTAGGAACATAAGGGTTACAAACAGAGCCACGTTCAGAATGCTGCTCTAATACAAGTGAATTCGTCACAGTTGCTGGTAACAATGTTAAAATAGGAACCAGATGGTGGAATAGATCGTTTGAAAAATCGGTCGGCCCTTTACTGATTAAATATAAAAAGGTACCTTGATACTGACAGCTCTTTAGGAGTGATGGGTGTGAAAGCAGGGTAAATCAAAAATACTTACAATAAAAGTAAGTTAGCTACGTCGCAGAGCCTTTATATATTAGATCTAAGCTTGTAATAAATTGTGGTATAACTGACGGAACAGGACCTGGGTTCGAAACCCAGCACCTCCACAAACGACGAGAGTATGGGCGGTACTCGTCTTAAAATAAGATAAACCGCTCGACCTAGTTCCTTAGGCTAACTGAATAAACCTCTTGACTACGGATCAAGGATTACTGGTTTGAATCCAGTAGGAACTACAAAATGCCGTGGGTTGAGGTTTAACAACATTCTCTCATAAGGAATGTCAATTCGGTTCGATACCGAAACACGGTACAATAAAGTTGGATAATTGAAATAAAATTATTATCTTTAGATATATTAAAAACGGGTAGTATATCAATTGAGTAGATTACCGCATTTGGGATGCGGAGGTTGTGGGTTCGAGTCCCGCTTACCCGACAAAAGTATTGTGAAGTACTATAAATTGATCTTTGACATCTAGGCTAAATTGCACCATTAGTTCAATGGAAAAGAATATCTCGCTTCTAACGAGATGATACAAGTTTGAATCTTGTATGGTGCTCAAAATGGGGGAGCATGTTCCAAGGCTAGGCGAGACTGCTTTGCAAGCAGTTTGTGATGGATTCGATTTCCATCTTCTCCACAATATAGTTCCTTAGCTCAATGGAAGAGCAATGTCTTTACATGGCAAAGGTTACAAGTTCGAGTCTTGTAGGAACTACATAAGCGTGTGTAGCTCAGAGGCAGAGCATTGGTTTTCCAAACCGAGGGTCGAGATTTCGAAATTCTCCATGCGCTCTTAATATTGACCTATGGTGTAATGGTTAGCACAACTGGTTTTGAGCCAGTTTGTTTAGGTTCGAATCCTAATAGGTCATCAATGTGTTGTTCCCTTGAGAAAGGAATGTATAAGAGTACGACCATTACGGTACTACAACATAGAGGACTTCTTACCCTTAAATTGGAAGATCCCAGTTGACTGAGGTACACGCTCTTGAAAAGCGCTAGGGGTCTGTGAGGGCCTGTAAGAGTTGGACTCTCTTATCTTCCGCATTCGATGTGTTGGCCGAGCTAGATTGGCTTTATATGGTGTTTATAGTGTTAATGGTTAAGCACGTCAGATTGTGATTCTGTTAGTTTGAGTTCGAATCTCAATAAACACCCTCCTCCAATCCTGTGTCGGCTCGAGCAGGTGAAAGTTGAGGTATCGGGCCCTATTGGAAGATTGGCAGAGAGGTATTGCACTAGTTTGCTAAACTAAGGTCAGGTATAAAAGCTTGGATAGGATCGTTACCTATATCTTCCGCATATGTTTATATAGCTCAATTGGTTGGAGCATCCGCCTGATACGTGGAAGGTTAAGAGTTCGAGTCTCTTTATAAACACATATTGTGATATGGCGCAATTGGTCAGCGCAGGACTCTTATACAGTCAAGGTTACGAGTTCGAGTCTCGTTATCACAACTTTAAAAATTGGCATTATGGTTGAATGGATTACAATACCGGCTTGTCACGCCGTGTGGTACGGGTTCGAATCCCGTTAGTGCCGCCAATAATGCTTTGTCGTATAAAGGCTATTACGGGTGACTGTTAATCACTTTATTTAGGTTCGAGTCCTAACAAAGCAGCAAAATAAATTTGGATTATCATAATATTTGTTGTATATTAATGATATTATCTTGAAATATTAAGTTCAATTTTTTTATGGAATCGAACCTTTTATATATTTATTATCATGAAGAAATGTAGTAAATGTAAAGAAGATAAAGAACTAAATGAGTTCGGGGTTAATAATTATAATTTAAAAGATGGTAAATCTTCATATTGTAAAAAATGTATGAGAGATACGGTAAAAATTGATTATAATAATAATAAAAAAAAATACAATAACAGAAATAAATTATATAAGAGAAATCAAACCGAATGGTATAAGGAATATAAAGCAACATTATCATGTTCAAAATGTGGATTTCAACACCCCGCCGTTATTGATTTTCATCACAAAGATCCTAAGCAAAAGGATTTCACTATAGGAAGTGAATTATATAATGGAAAATCAGTTGAAGAAATTAAAAAAGAAATTGATAAATGTGATATATTATGTGCTAATTGTCATAGGATATTACATTGGGAAGAAAATGAAAAAAAATTTCAAGATTTATTAAAAAATATGTGAGTATATAGCAGAGTGGAGAAGATGGTCTATCTCGGGAGTCTCATAAACTTCAGGTCGTATAAAACGGTTCAAATCCTACCTCTGCTATATATTTTTAATTGGGGTGATGCGCAGGGTACGTTGGATGGTCTGTAAAACCAAACCACATGGAGATCGTGACTCCTCCACCCCACAATGACTAAAAAAGCGTAAGTAGATAAGCGTGGAGAGACGTGACGCAAGGGTACACACTAAGGATAAACAGTAATGTTCATCTCTCTAATGGTGTGTGAAGCGTAGAGCAAGATTCCTGATAAAGTCTATTAGTCATTTTTTAAATGCAGCGTTGGACAAATTGGTTAAGTCGTTACCCTTTCACGGTAAAGATTACGAGTTCGAACCTCGTACGCTGTACAAAAGTAATTAGGTGGGTGTAATGAGGGAAGGTTCCGAGTCCAATAGAATGGTTGCTTATCCGGTTCGAATCCGGCCCTAATTACTTATCTGCTCTCAAAACATTGCAGGCGATGTACCTGATTTGTAACCAGGAAAAATCGGTTCGATTCCGGTTGAGAGCTCAAAAAATAAAATGTATGTTTGGATTAAAAATTGGTGATATTATTAACACAAAAAACAAAGATGGATGGAAAGAATTTCCAATATCTATGTTTGAAAAAGATAAAAATGGATGTTGGTGGGCTATTTTAGGTAAAATAAATTATCTGAAAAATTTCGGACATTATGGAGATCAAATGTGGCTAATAAAAACTCCTGAAATGATTAAACCATGTTGGTCTGAAAGCAAGTGGTTAAAAAAAGGTAAAAGAAATTTGGCCTAGCAAAACAACGTTTGTATATTGATAATATAGAAACAAATACGTTCTTTGAAAATATTGTTATCCATCTAACCTGGATTGTTAAGGCTTCGGCTAAGATTGGACAGGTTAGTAAATAACACTCGGCGGCCTATAGTCGTTAAATAAACCGTGAAAGCGGTATAAAGTGAATTAGTTTGACTGAACTAATTTGCGCATCGTGAGATGTTAAGTAGGCAAGCAGGATATCATTTATCCTTTAGTACCGAGGGTGACACTGTAGGGAAAGTGGATCGATGATTAGGCGATGTGGGTCGTCTGATTGAGCTCGGAAGAGCAATAAGAATAACCTGTAGAATATATGCAAGAAATATACCTCCAAGTATACAATTGCGTTATTCAATATAAGAGAAATCTTAAAATCGAAAGGTAAGATGATGTACAGGTGGTGCTGTTATTGTCCTCAAAACTAATCTACCAAGGTTTTTGTTGAGAAGATTTCTTAAAGTATGGAGGTAGGGATACTTCAGAGAGTAGTTGAGTATTTTGTTGTTCAAAAGATAACAAAGCTTAGGGTAAGCCACTACTTTCATAATCCATAAGTCTAAACTAAATTTGCTTGTGATGCAAAATCAAAAAACAAATTAAGCTTAAGCGCTTACCAGCTACGAACGAAAGATGCTTACATAGTATGGAGATGTTCCATGCCATTCAAGACCGCAAGTTGAGAATGATTCTTTTGAAAGACTTATAGTACCGCAAGTACGAATCAGGCCTGCAAGCTTGAATAGGGGTGATTAGGAGGAGAGTAGTTCAATAAAAGTAGCTCAAAGAGTGGTTCACTTAAATAACCAGCATTGTCAGAGTAGGGATCAAAAGTTCCTGGATAAGAGAAGAATAAATAATGTCTCAAAAGCTTTGACGTCAAGATTGTAATCTCAGATCTTTTTAATTGCCTCGGTGGTGGAATTGGTAGTCACGCTGGCTTTAAGCGTCAGTCCGAAAGGGTGAGGGTTCGAGTCCCTCCTGGGGTACTAATATTTAGATGGCGAAATTGGTTAGACGCTGCTGTGGGGTGACACCACTCTATAAAAACAACGTAAGCTTTTATATTATTCTAGATGATATAAAATACAGGTTCGAATCCTGTTCTAAATATTAAAATTAAATATTGTAGTGTGATGAAATTGGCAGACATGCACCTCTTGTCTCGAGGGTGAGGAACAACTGATAAACTGTTAAAGCTAAAGTCCTCGTGAGTGGTTCGAATCCCTTCACTACAGCAAAAATACCTGGGTGGCGGAACTGGCAGACGCAGCGGCCTTAGAAGTCGTAAGGTGAGGGTTCGAATCCCTCTCTGGGTACTATATCAAACTTAATGTTATGGAATTTAAAATTTTATCTTCTGGAAAACCTGTTATAGATATAATCTCATACATTAAAGATTATATTAAACAATTTGAAAATACTCACTTCATTGAAGTAATTATTGGTTCAGATTCACAAAACAGAAAGCGTAAAACACAATACGCTACGGTTATATTACTACATAAAACTGATTATGATTCAGGTATTGGTAAAGGTGGACATGTTCTATATAAAACAGAATCATCAGATAGACCATACACCATCACAGAATCTGAGCGTAAAGACCACAGATCAAAACGTTTACTAAATGAAGCCTGGAAGTCAATCGAGGTGGCTGAAATGTTACGTACTAATGGAATAAACGTTGATGTTATTGATTTAGATATGAATCCTGATCCAAAATATAGATCAAATGATGTACTTGCTCAAGCTACTGGTTGGGCAGAAGGAATGGGATATAGAGTAAGATGTAAACCTGATGCTATGTCTGCTTCATATGCTGCTGATTCATTAGTTAAATAAAATAGTCTAGTCAGGATTATTTTATTATATTTCTATGTATGAAAAAAAATAAAATACCGTTTATTCATCCTAACCAATATGCTGCATTCGATCAAAACATGAGAGTATTTGCAGGATATAAGGATGGTTATCCATTATGGTCTAATGATGCAAATGAATTTAAGTATATAAATGATACATCTCATCCTAAAGCACTTAGAGATTGGTTTCCTGAAAAACAAATTGAATTAATTAAAATATAGATTATGGCAGCTAAAAGTAAAAACAAATACGATGTATTTAATTGGATTAAAGATAAAGTTATTCCATCATGTGTTAATTGGAATCAATATGAAACAACAGGTAAATTGATATGGCAGTTTGAAAAACAATATGGTGATTATAAATTAACTAAAGAATTAAATACAATACGTTATTTAAATATGACAATATATGAAAGCAATATTAGAATTTAATCTACCGGAAGATAATATAGAATATGAATTAGTAAATAATGCTGGAAAAATGCATTCAGTTTTATGGGATATGGATCAATGGTTACGAGGACAGACAAAACATGCACCTGATACTATGAGTGAGGATACTTATAATGCATATTTAAAATGTAGAGAACAACTAAATCAATTAATAAATGATGAAAATATAAGTTTTGATTTATGATAATATGAATAAATTAGATAAACAATATACAGATTTACTTCAAGATATCATTAATAACGGGATAACAAAACAAGATAGAACTGGTACAGGTACTATATCAATATTTGGTAAACAAATCCGTCATAAAATGAGTGAGGGATTTCCATTAATCACTACAAAAAAGATGCATTGGAAATCAATCGTTACGGAACTTCTATGGTTTTTAAGAGGTGATACTAACATCAAGTTCCTATTAGATTATGATTGTCATATTTGGGATGGAGATGCTTATAAGAATTATTTAAAATGGGCTAATGAACATTCTAAAACTCATTTATATGAACCTTATTCACAAGAACAATTTATCAACAAAATCAAAACAGATGAGGAATTTGCTAACAAGTGGGGAGAATTAGGACCAATATATGGTAAACAATGGAGAAGTTGGGCTGTACCAAGAATGGAACCTAAAGGGTTTGATTTTGACGCTGCTTGGAAAAAACATTCCGAAATTTGGAGTGCAAATTATGGAGAGGAATGTGGACCTAGTTTTGGTAGTTTTTGTGATTCTATATTAATTAATAAAAATATAGGAATAGCTTATGGTTATCATACAGAAATAGACCAAATCCAAAACCTAATCAATGAACTTAAAACAAATCCTGATAGTAGAAGATTGATGGTATCTGCTTGGAATGTAGGTGAATTAGACCAAATGGTTTTACCACCTTGTCATTATGGATTTCAAGTTTATACTAGAGAGATTAGTTTAGGAGAAAGACAATCTATTTTGGAAAAAAAAGGTTATAGTGGTTTATTGAATAGTAATGCAAAAAATTATAAATCTGGTAAAAAAATACTTGAAATAATTAAAAAAACTTGTGATGATGTTAATATTCCAACTAGAGCAATATCATTAATGTGGAATCAAAGAAGTGTAGATACATTTTTAGGATTACCATTTAACATTGCAAGTTATGGTTTATTATTAGAAATTATTGCTAAAGAAGTTAATATGATTCCTGATGAATTGATTGGAAATTTGGGTGACGTTCATTTATATTCAAACCACATTGAACAAGCTAAAGAACAAATTGGAAAAGAATCTTATCCATTACCAACATTAAATATTTTTGAACCAGCAATTGGTAAAAAAATATCAATAATTGATAATTTACATATATGGTCATCTAATTGCTTTATTATAGAAAATTATCAATCACATCCATCGATTAAAGCTGATCTCTCGAACTAACCACATATCGCAATTAAAGTACCGTTAATGTATTTTTTATGATATTTATTATAAAGAGACAATATGGCAATAGTATACGCACATATAAGAAAGGATACTGATCAAATTTTTTATATAGGAATTGGAAAAAAGAAAGAAAGAGCTCACAGTCAATCCGGTCGTAACAAACATTGGAAATGGATAGTAAATAAAGTAGGATATAAAGTTGTTATTTTTAAAGAAGACGTTATTTGGGAAGAAGCTTGCAATTTAGAAAAAAGTCTAATAAAAGAATATGGAAGGAGAGATCTAGGGACAGGAACCTTAGTTAATATGACAGATGGGGGAGAGGGTATTGAAAATCCTTCTGAAGAGTTACGTGAAAAGTTGAGATATAAAAAAAGCGATGCTCATAAACACCTTTTAAGGGAATATAGAAAAGGAGTAAAACAGTCAAAAGAAACAATTGAAAAGAGATTATCGCACAATTTTCATCAAACAGAGGAATACAGACAAAAACAAAGAGAATCGCATCTAGGAAAACCCAGAAGCGAAGAAACTAAGCAAAAATTAAAAAAACCTAAACCTCCTAGAACTGAAGAACATTCCAGGAAAATAAGTGAAGCAAAAAAAGGAAAGTCATCACATATGAAAGGAACCAAAAAAAGCCCAGTATGGGAATTTGAAAAAGAGGTAAAAGCTCTTAGAGCATTAGGATATAGTTTGGAAAAGCTACGAAAGCAATTTAGCTGTGGAGAACGTACAATATTGAGAATATTAAATAATTAAAATCAATCAATATTTATATATATGATAAAATTAATTGATTTATTGAGTGAATCTCAAAATATACCTGCATTAGTATATCATTTTACATTACCTAAATATTTTGTAAATATGATAAAAACAAATACCATTAAGGCAGATCCAAAATTCAAACAAATATCATTTACTTCAGATCCTAATTTATGGGCTTTTAGAGAATTTAATGATGAGGATCAAGAAGTAGGAGTAAGATTAACTTTTAATAGTAAAGATTTACCTCCATTAACTCCATTTAAATACTCAGGAGCACCAGGTGAAGAATATGGGTATGAAGAAGAATATACTACAAATGTTGGAGATTTAAGACCATCAAATATTATGAATTTAATTAAAGATGTAACAGTAAATAATTATTGGAAAGAATATCTTCAAAATAATCTTCCTGAAAATATATTTAATCAAATTAAATTTATATAACACATTATTGATTATGAAAATAAAAGCATTATTTATATCTGATATTCATTTAGGAAGTAGAGGATCTAATGCAGAACAATTATTACAAACATTAAAACAATATGAACCTGAAATTTTATTTATAGTTGGTGACTTTATTGATGGTTGGTTACTTAAAAAAAGACATTATTGGAACCAAGATTATACTAATATTATTAGGAAAATACTTTCATATTCAAAGAAAGGTACCAAAGTCGTATATATAACAGGAAATCATGATGAATTTTTAAGACACTATACTCCAACTGATTTTGGAGAAAATATATTAATATGTGATGAATTTATTTGGAATGAGTATTATATAACTCATGGTGATAAATATGATGGGATTATGAATATGAAGTGGTTAGCACATCTTGGATCTACGGGGTATGAGTTAGCAATAAATATAGATCGTTTTATTAAAAAATTTGGATATAAAAAATCAATAAGTAAATGGGCTAAAGATAATGTAAAGAATGCTGTTAAGTTTATAACATCTTTTGAAAATCAATTAGCATATCAAGCTAAAAAAAGAAAATGTATAGGGGTTATATGTGGTCATATCCACAAACCTGAAGATAAAATAATAGATAATATACATTATTTAAATTGTGGAGATTGGATTGAAAATAATAGCTATATAATATATAATGAAAATAAATTTGAAATTATTATATATTCAAAATTTTCAATGTCAAAATAAATTAGTTATATTGAATTTAAATAAATAGTTATATGGATGTAATAGAAAATATTATAATAGAATTTCACCAAAACGATAATGTCGTTTATGTTACTCGAGAAGATTATTTAGATAAAAATTTTAAATTAAAAACTAAGTATCTCTTTAGCTATGGTACTTTATCAGGTAATAGGAAAACACGTATAAATACCTATTATAAATCAATAGCTGGTGTAATGAAACAATTCAATAAAGCAGTTGATGCAATTAAAAATGGAACAAATATAAAATAATTATGGCAGATTATAGTAAACAATGGTGTGATATAAATGATCCAGAGATGTCTTTTGATTTTGATATTTTTGAAGAATTTGAAAAATTACCTAAAAATAATTATATTTCAATGATATGTGAAGGATTTGGATTTATAGCAATAATGAGAAATCATGAAGATAGATGTTTATTAGCATTTGATGATGATGGGGAAATTATATGGGAAGATTATGATCAATTTATAAATAGAACTATAGAATTAAAATAAAAATAATATGAAGTGTGTAAAAGTAATCAAAGCAACACCTAATAATATCTTAGGTACAATCTATCGTCTGGAAAATAAAGAAGCAGATAAACGTGTAGATTCAGGAATCTTTAAATATGTTCCAAAATCAGAATATAAAATATTTAAAAATATAAAATAATATGAGCAAAATAAGTCCAGATAAATTAATGATTAGTAGCGACTTCTACTCAGTACAGGGAGAAGGTCGATCAACAGGAGTACCATCATATTTCATTCGCTTAGGACTATGTAATTTAACTTGCGGTATGTCAAGCCGTTATTTAAAAGCATTAATTAATGCTAAAGAATTAGAAGATGGAGAGATATTTAAAGGCGATTTAGAATTAGAAGGTAAAGCTAGCTGGACGTGTGATAGTACATCTCAATGGGCTTGGAGAGGTGAAGATAAGGAATTTCAATACTTAATTGATCAATGGAAAGAACAAGGTATATATCAAGATATTTTAAATGGAACTATTCATTTAATATGGACTGGTGGAGAACCAACAATGAAAGATCATCAAATAGCAATTGTTAATTTTCATAAGTATTGGAAGGAAAAAGACTTTATCGGATATACTTATAGTGAAATAGAAACCAATGGTACATTAGTAATTAATGATGAATTATTTCGGATTTTAAATCAAATTAATTGTTCCCCTAAGCTAACTAACTCAGGAATGACTGAGAAGCAACGTGTTAAACCTGATGCCATCAAACGCATTATGGAACATAAAAATTATCAATTTAAATTCGTTATTTCAACCGAAGATGATGTACTTGAATTATTCCGTGACTTCGTAACACCATTTAATATACCGTTGAAGAATGTAATTTGTATGCCTGGATTAGACTCACAAACCGATTTCCATGAGCGTACTCAATTCTGTTTAGAGATGGCTAAGAAATATAAATTCATTGGAATGACTAGATTACATATTTCAGCGTGGGATAAAACATTAAATGTTTAATATGAAAAAATCAATTACTGATATCTTTCAAGAACGTTTAGATTGGTGTGTTAAAACAGAACGTTATGAAATGGCTGCTGCTTATAGAGATTTAATTATAGATAAAACTACAGACGATAAAATTTGGAAACAAGAATATTATTATAAATTATTAGAAAAATATGCTCCTGAATTTTTAGAAGTATTAATATCTAGAAAACCAAATTCATAATTATGGCTACAGAAAAAATCAATCATGAAATACTAAATACAATACTTCAATTAATTGAAATATTACATGAAATTGAGGATGTTGATACTTTAGGAAATACTATTAGTATTAAAGCAAAAATAGTAAATAAAATTGATCACTTATTAGATGATTTATAATGAATAAAATTTATTTATCTTGGGATGATGTTAATCATTTAGTTGATAAATTAGCTATTGAAATTAATAGCTACCCAACACAACCAACATATGTAACAGGATTAGCTAGAGGAGGATTAATTCCTGCAGTTATGTTATCTCATAAAACAAATTTAAAATATATATCTAGTGATAAACTAAATACAGTCCCATATATTGATGTATTAATTGTTGATGATATTGCTGATTCAGGAGAAACATTAAGCCAATATACATCTTGGAATACTGCTGTATTACATTATAAATTACAATCAGAACATATTCCAACATATTATGCAGAAATAGTACCTGATAATATATGGATGAGTTATCCATGGGAAAAAGACGATGCTAGACCAATTCAGGATTATTTAAAAAATGATAAAAAATGAAGAATATACAGATGGATTTGAAAATTACGATCAGCGTATAGCTAATCTATTATTATTTATTAAACAACAAAATGCACAAGCGCTTCGAGAAGAAGCATTTATAAATTGTCACAATAAAAATATTACATTTAAAAAGAAAAAACATAAATCTAAAGCTCAAGTAAGGAAAGAGCAATTAATAAAACTAAAAACACAAGTACCTAAAATAGGCAACGTGTCTAAATTTTTTAATTTTTAATCTAAAACAATAACTTATGATTTACAAATTTAATAAAAAAGAACTATTATTTAAAAATGTATTTTTAAAATATGTCTTAACAACATTTTTAACAATAATATTATTAATTATAATTACAGCATTTATATCATTTAAATATGGTAAAAAAGAAGGTGTAAAAACACTTTCAAATGAAGAACGATCAATTATAGTTGAAAAAGTTGATCCCTTTAAAATAGATAAATTAAAAGATTATTTAGATGAATTAAATATTCAGTTTCCTGATATTGTTTATGCTCAAGCAAGATTAGAAACAAGTGGCTTTAAATCTAGAATATTTAAAGAAAATAATAATTTATTTGGGATGAAAACAGCAACTAAACGCTCTTCAACTAATAAAGGAGAACAACATGGTCACGCTTATTATGATAATTGGAGAGAATCAGTGTTAGATTTTGCATTATGGCAGTGTAGATATTTAAATAATGTAAATACAAAAGAAGAATATTTTCAATATTTAAAAGCAAACTATGCTGAGGATCCTAACTATATTAATAAATTAAGAAAGATGCTTAAGTAGTCATAATCCATTTCATATATTGAATATATGGAAAAAAAGATAAAAATTATTCCTGAACAAATTGATGGTGAATGGTATGTAGTTGGAGATGGTTTAAAAATGCCTGTCCCTTCTCAAGAACACGCTGTTGTTATATCTAATTATTTGATGACTGCTGAAGTGCCTGATCCTAATTTTAATCCTGGTAGAAGGAAAAAATCAGTGTAGTGTCACAATCCACCTCGTATATTAACGTATTAAATAATTAAAACAAATAAAAACAAAAAGGTTATGAAAAATCAAACATTAACATTAGATCAAGTTAAAGAAAAATGTCCAACTGCATTTACAATGCAAGCTTCACCTGAAACTACAACTGAACGTTACACTCACATTCCAACATCAGTAGTAATTGAGGATTTAATGAAATTAGGTTGGCAACCAACCGAAGCTAAACAAGTTAAGGCTCGTAAGAATGTAGGTTATCAAAAACACTTAATCACATTTACCAATCCTAATATTATGATTAAAGGTGAAGATGGTGATGATGTTCAACCAACAGTATTATTAACTAATTCACATGATGGAAAAAATGCATTCCATTTTCAAGTTGGATTAATTAGATTCGTTTGTGAGAATGGATTAGTAATTAGTGATCAAGATTTCGCTAAAGTTTCAATTCGTCATACTGGTTACTCATTTGAGGAATTACAATTAAAAATTACAGGTGTAATTGAAAAATTACCAAATTTAGTAGAGAAAATTAATATATTTAAAACTACTGAATTAAGTGATGAACAAGTAGTTGAATTTGCAACTAAAGCATCACAACTTCGTTTCAATAACGATAAATCAGAAACTGTAGTTGATATTAATGGATTATTAGTAGTTGAACGTGTTGAGGATGAAGGTAATGATTTATGGTCTGTTTTCAATCGTGTTCAGGAAAAATTGATTAATGGTAATTTTAGCTATGGAAGAAAAAACCGTAAAGCCAGATCAATTAAAAATTTCACTCAAGATCTAAATATTAATAAAGATCTTTGGGAAGTGGCTAATGAGTATGCGTTTGCATAGTAGTACCGGGGACTCGTCAGAGTCCCCTTATTACATTCACATATAAGATGAGAAGATATGTAAATTAAAATTATGAAATACAACGGAAACACTAAAACGACTAAAATTACTACTGATAAAGATGGTAATATTACATCACAACAAGTAAATGTTAATGTAGATTGGACAGAACAAGATTTTTCTGATAAAGTAACAGAAGGGTATAATAAAGTTGTACCAAAACATTTGAGAGAAGATAAACCTATTGATAAGGAGAAAGAAAAATCTTTTTCTGATTGGGTTGAAAGATTGAGAAATAGATTGGGATGGAACAAATTTTAATTTATTGTTTATAACGGTTGGGTGTATATGTAGTACCTTACCACAAACTTTAAAATTTAGTATAAACTTTATAAGGTATTTCATATATACCTTGTTATAAACTGTTAAATTATTTTATATGAAAAATTACAATGTAAAGTACGAAATTGGACAAGAAGTGTATATCCTTTTATCCAAAAAAATCTTCAAAAGTAAGATTGAAAAAATTAGAGTACTTCATTCACTTCCATATTTTGATGGAAACAACAATATGAAAGAAATGGATGGAATAATGATAGACTACTTGGTTATTGTGAATGAACAGAAACATAGTACAAGTTATGATTGGTATAATCAAGATGATATTTTTTTGGATAAAGATGATTTGTTCCGAAAAATAATTTAATTGTTTATAACGGTTGAGTGTAAAAAATAGTTTTAATGTTTTTTACACTTTGTTATACTTAGTTAAAAAATTATTTTATAAATTAAAAATACAAATATGACATTTTCAGAATATATAATAAACGAAAGAAGTGTGAATTTTTACAAAATATGTTTAGGTGATTGTATAAGATTTGGGATTACAATAGAAGAATTATTATCAAATACATATACTGAATGGAATATATTATATAACTCAAAATAATTTTTTAATTGAGTATAACTCATCACTACCCGAACCTTTATATTGCACTAATCAAACATAAAAATAAAGAAAAAATGGAAAAATATATTATTATAAAAGAATTACCAGATGCAGCTGTTGGAACGGAAGTTATTTGGGATGAAAGTCAAAATGCCTTTTATTATGAAAAAAAATGCTGGGTTTCTCCATATAAAATAAACCACCTATCTGCTGGTCAAGTTACTCAAAATCCTGAATATTTTTGTAAAGCACAAGAATACCCAGAATACTATGCTTATAAATTCCCTGTTTATAGCAGAGAAGAAATTATAAAACTATTAAAAGATGCCTTCCCAAATAGGTCAATGAGTGGAAAATATAATAATATCTCCGTATCAAAAGAGATTAGAATTTTTGAAGAATTATTACGAAAATTAGGTAAGTCCAATGCTGAACGTATTATGGGTATTCATTAGTATTACTGCTAACCAATCACTAACCGAAGGTTTATATCGTATATACAATTAATATAGTCAGGTGGCGGAATTGGTAAACGCAAAAGCCAACTCGTAGTTGGAAGCGAGTTTAAATAAGACAGTCCGAAGTTCGTGGGTGGCATTAGCCTCTGGCACTTTGGCTTACAGGTTCGAATCCTGTCCTGACTACAATTTAAGGTTGGTTAATCACAACCCTTCTCATATATTAATGTATAAGATAAAAAGGTTATGAAATATACAGTTACATCAATTATCCCCCCACGTTTATATTCAGGATTAGATAATAAAACGTATGTTGTTCCTCAATGGATTGAGGTACCATCAAATACTAAACTTGAAGATATTAATTGGATTAAATTTACACCTAAACCAAAACCAGTTATTGTAGATAATGGTTATAACACTCGTTATGATGCTGTATCTAAAAAATATATATGTGGATGCCAAGGATATTACAAAGCAAAGTCAAATGGTAATGATTGTAAACATATAAAAGAATTAAAAATATCACAATCTATTTAGTATATTAATGATATGAAAGAAACACTTAATCTTCAACCTATATCAATAGGTAAACAGCATCTTAATACAGTATACCAATCCGTTGAGATATCGTTGAATATAACGTTATCTAGCGCAGGTAAGCGTACAATACGTCGTGATATTGATAGATATCTTTTACTTTATGATAATAAAATAGATAGAGTATTAGAATACTTTGTTAATTATAGAGATAATATTAAAAAACTATATTTGGGATATAATGAAGAGGCTTTAAATGGTATTATTAAATATTTAGCAAAATGATTATAATAATGCAAAATACATTAGAGTATATGATACAATTATCAAAGACTCCAAGCAATGATTTAACAAATAGTAATAATATTAATGAATTATGGCCTTATGTTAAACCAGATAATGTGAGAGAAACAGTAGATGGAATTAGATACGTAAAATTAGAATTATAATGGAAGAAGAAATAATATTAGAAAAAGCAACATTTAAATTTAGTCAAGATGCAAATTGTCTTTCGGATCAAGATGATTTTGAAACTCTAATTATTGAAGCTCAAAGTTCATTAGGTATTGATAGAGATGAGGATTGTTTCTTCATTTTAAAAACTGAAAAATGGTCCATTGATAGTGTTGAGGATTTAGAAAAATTATTCAATAGAATACGTAAAGTTATTAAGAAATAGAAAAATTATGAAAAATATTTTTGGAACAACAGAAAAATTAGAATTATTTAATAAGGATGGTATATTATTGTATAATTTTTACAAAAGTTCAGATGGATTTAGTTATGAATACACTCGTAATTCAAACGGTAATCAATTAACCTACAAAAGTTCAGATGGATTTAGTTCTGAATACACTTATGATTCAAATGGTAAAGAATTAACCTATAAAGATTCAAATGGATTTAGTTCTGAATACACTCGTGATTTAAATGGTAATAGATTAACGTACAAAGATTCAAATGGAGTAACACGAGGTTTCGACATCCCCGAATTTACAATGGAGCAATTAGTAGAGAAAATAGGCAATTTTAAAATTAAAAAATAATAATGAAAAACATTTTATTATTAATAATTATATCCTTATTTAGTTTAGGATGTATGAAAGAGATAAAAGTTAAAGCTACTGTATTGAGTCATGTAGTAACTTCTGATAAAATGGGTGATGCAACATATCGAACTATTGTTAGAACAGATGATGGATATATAAAAGAATTAACAGGATTATATTACTATTCTATTCCTGAAGGGAATAATGTTACCATAACAGTATATAGAAGATAAAATAATAGTTGTTTTATCAAAATATAATTAGTATATTAAGGTATAATAATTAAAATAAATAGAAAAATTATGAAAAACATTTTAGGAAAAACAGAGAATTTAGAATTATTTAATAAGGATGGTAAAAGAATCTATAAATTTTGCAAAGATTTATATGGATTTATTTATGAATACACTTATGATTCAAATGGTAATCAATTAACCTACAAAGATTCAACTGGAGTGACACTGGGTTTTGATGTTCCAGAATACACAATGGAGGAATTGGTAGAGAAGTTAGGAAACTTTAAGATTAAGAAATAGAAAAGTTATGAATAAATTAATACTAGGAATATTACTAGGATCATTAGCTCAAATAATAACATTCTTTCAATTTCAGGGACAATTTAAGATAGAATGGATGAAGAATAATCCATTTATTGTATCATTTTTAGGAGTACCAATCGCTTATCTATTTTTACTATCAGTAAAACATATAGTAGCACATTACGATGGACAATTATGGCCCAGTAGATTAATTGGATTTGGAATTGGAATGGTAATATTTATTGTAATGTCTAAATTATGGTTCAACGAAGATTTATCAGCTAAAACATTAGTATGTTTAGTATTAGCAACAATAATAATATTAATTCAAATATTCTGGAAAATTTAAAAATATGAAAATAAAATACGAAAATTCAGTACTTGAAAAGATTGTAGATTTTTTCTGGTATGATACTAAACTATGGAAAGTTAAAGATGCCTTAACTATAGGCATACCTAACTTCTTTAAAAATATTTGGCGCTTTCGTAAAGAACTATATCAACATCAATGGTGGGATTATACTTTCACATTACAAATGCTTCATCGTTCTTTGAGTATTATGGTTGTTAAGTTAGAGAAAGATGGTATTGAGATAAATTCATCTCGATTAAAGAAAGTAGCTAAAATTCATAGAGCAATCCAAATTCTTAAATCTAAAATTGATGGAGATTATATTGAACGAGCTGAAGTGGAATTTGGTGAATTATCTGATAGATCTTTAGAATTTGAACCAATAGAAAATAGTACTTCATTTAGAATGGTTGATAACGATACACCTGCCGAAAAGGAACATAGAGATAAAATATATGCATACGCTAATAAAATTGAAGAACAAGAATGGAAAGAACTTTGGCAAATATTTGAAGGTCAAGACATTAAACAATACGCACACCTTTTAAAATTAAAAACTAAAGAAGAACAGAAAAATAATGATATTTGGGGAGAATGGTTTGATGGATCAGGAATGAGAAGTTGGTGGGATTAATCAGAATCCAAATCGTATATTAATGTATTAAATAAAAATAATATGAAAGATAAAAAAGATGAATTAATTGCATTAGTATTATTTATTATTACTATGTTAATAGTAATTTGGATAATATAAATAAAATAAAGATTATGAAAAATAAATTAAAAATTTGGCATATTAGTGATACTCATACATTCCATGAGATGTTAACTATACCTGAAAATATAGATGTAGTTATATTTAGTGGTGATTGTTCTAATCCTAGAGAACCACTACCTAATTCATTTGAGGTGTTAAAATTTTTAAAATGGTTTGGTGAACTTGATATTAAATATAAAATATTTGTAGCTGGTAATCATGATACCTCAATTGAGAAAAGATTAGTCGTTAGTGCAGATTTTATAGATAATGGAATTATTCATTTATATGATGATGAAGTAATAATAGAGGGAATTAAAATATGGGGAAGTCCATATACTCCATCATTTGGATTTGGATGGGCATTTAATAGAGATAGAGCTAAAATATATAAAGTATGGGAACAAATACCGGAAGATACAGATATAATTGTAACTCATGGTCCACCTAAAGGAATACTAGATATATCTTACGATAAAAATCGTAATTTAGAAATGTGTGGTGATTTATCTTTAAAGAAAAGAATTAGACAACTCAATCCTAAATTAGTATGCTTTGGTCACATTCATAATATGACTGGAGTTATTAATCAGGGATATATTAAGTTTGCTGATCACAATACAATATATTCAAATGGCTCTATTGTTACTGATGGTAAATTCGGTCAAATAAATAATAACGGAAATATATTTGAAATATCAAAATAAATTAATTATATTCCAATATAATAAGATATAAACATGAAAATTACATTAAATAGAGGTCAAAAATTATGGTTTACTAGTGATACTCACTACAACCATTCAAACATCTGTTCATCCACTACTCAATGGATTGATCCTGTAACTTGTAGAGAATTTAAATCATTAGAGCAAATGAATAATACATTGGTAAATAATATCAATGAAGTAGTAGGTCAAGATGATATTTTATTCCATTTAGGTGATTGGTCATTTGGTGGATTTGAACAAATACAAAAATTCAGAAATCAAATCGAATGTGAAAATGTCCATCTTATTACTGGTAATCATGATCACCATATTGAGAGAAATAAAGATAATATTCAATCTATATTTAGTTCAGTAAACAAATACTTAGAACTGAATGTTAAATGGGATAATGGTATGTTGGGGAGTGGGGAAAAATCATTTGTATTAATGCATTTTCCGATTGCGAGTTGGAACAATATGGCTCGAGGTGATATTCATTTACATGGGCATGTCCATTTTGAAGCTAATGAACGAATTGGTGAAGGTAAGATGATGGATGTAGGTGTAGATGGTAATAACTTATACCCAATTAATATGTTTAGAGTATTATCTCTTATGGAAGAACAACCAATCAAAAGTATGTTTAAATTTGACCATCATGAGGTGATTGAAAATTATAAATAAAATGAAAACACTAATACTATTAAGAGGATTACCAGGTTCAGGAAAATCAACATTTGCTAATTATATGTTTTCAAATAATATATTTGAAGCAGATCAATACTTCTATGATGAAGATGGTAAATATAATTTTGATGCCTCTAAATTACATGATGCTCATAAATCATGTCAATCTAGAGTAGAACAAGCGATGGGAGAAAATATATTATCTAATGGGAAATGGTATTCTGAAATTGTAGTATCAAATACATCAACAACAGAAAAAGAATTAGAACCATATTTGGAATTAGCTAAAAAATATAATTATCAAGTTGTATCATTAATTGTGGAGAATAGACATGGTAGTAAATCAATTCATAATGTGCCTATTGAGACTATTGAAAAAATGAAGAATAGATTTTCAATAAAGTTGTAAAGTCAGGATTAATTACTTATATTTAAGTATAATAATTAAATAAAGGTTATGAGTAAAGAAATCGAACAACTACAACAAGAAATTGTAGATAATTTAAAAGAACAACTTGATATTAATCAAAATATAATATTAAATCAAGATAAATTGATTTCAAAATATGAAAAACAATTACAACTATGTTATAATCATATTGAATATCAAGAAGAAGTTATAAGCCAACTTACTAATATAATAAAAAATGGAGAATAATAATTCAGTTTGCTACGTTGCAAAAATAAATGAAATAAAACCAATTGAGGATGCTGATAATATTGAATTAGTAATAATTGGAGGATGGAATTGTATTACTAAAAAAGGAGAATACAAAGTAGATGATTTAGTAGTAGTTGCTACTACAGACGCTATTATTCCTGAAAGTCTATCAAACGAAATGAACGTAACTAATTACTTACGTAAAGGTGGACGTGTACGTACTGTTAAATTAAAAGGAGTATATAGTGAATGTTTGATTATTCCATTTATGTATGCTAATATTTCAACCAAACGCAAATTAGTTGAAGGTAGTGACTGTATGGATATTTTACAAATCTTTAAATATGAACCACCAGTTAAACAAATTCAATTAGCATCAGGTCGTAAGATTAAATATAAGGATAATCCTAACTTCCATGTATATTATAAGTTTCCTAATTTAAAGAATGTTAATGGAATGTTTACTGAAGAAGATATGGTAGAAATAACGAGAAAAATTCATGGAACTAATTCTCGTTATGGTATTGTAAAGAAAACTAAATTATCATTATTAGATAAAGTTAAGAAATTCTTTAGATTAGCTGATAAATGGCTTGAATATGAATTTATAGTTGGATCTCATAATGTTGAGAAAGGATCTGAATCACAAGGATTCTATGATACTAATGTTTGGTATGATATTGAAAAGAAATATAATATTAAATCTAAATTATGGAATTGGGTTAGAAGACATAACCCTATAGATATAGGTGAAGGTATAGTATTGTATGGAGAAATATATGGTCCAGGTATCCAAAAAAATTATGATTATGGATTAGATGAAATTAAATTTGCTGGGTTTGATATAAAGATGAATGGAGAATATTTAAATATGATTAGAGCTAATTTTATAATTACTCAACCCTTATCATTACCTTATGTTGAAATATTACATAGAGGTGTATGGTCTCAAGAGATACAAGATAAATTCACATTCAATAACTTCATTCCAGGAACTAAAGTACCTGAAGAAGGTATTGTAATTAAACATATATCTGGTGAACGCCAAAGAATAGCTAAAGTCATTAATCCAGACTATAGTATATATAGTGAAAAACATAATGTTGGGGATAGCCACTAATGTGAGCTACCCCAATTAATATCGTATATTAAGGTATAATAATTAAAATAAATAAAGGTTATGAAACAGACATTAGATCAGCAAGCAATACTTAAATTGCAAGAACAATTCTTAGGGAAACGAATATCTGTTGAAAATGATAAAGGTAGATATATTGGCACCTGTCAATTTATAGGACCAAATGAATTCTTCCCATCATTTGGATTGCAAGTAACAATTGACCGAACACCAATTACTAATGTCAAAATTAAGTCTGTACATTTAGTAGATTACATTATTTAATTATGGAAAAAGAATTTACACCCTACAAACAAAAACAATGTAGTGGATTCACTTTTAAATACATAACAAATGAAAATATTTAAAGAATTAAAAAAACTTGGTTACAAACATTATACAGAGTATACTGTTGAAGAATTAGATGCTTTAGAATTAAATAATTCTCATAGAATAATGGAGCAAGCATTAGTTTTAAAATGGTTTAGAGAGAAGTATAATTTAAATTGTTATATTGATAGAGGAGGTGTAAAAGGTATTTATAATGCTTTTGTGGGTGGCTCTGAACATGGATTTTTATATGGAAACAATGGTAATAGTCCATCTGAATTTACTTATGAAGAAGCAGAACTTGAATGTTTGGTCAAGTTGATAGAAATTGTAAAAGAAAAATTATGAAAAATATACACGTATTACCAACAGACAAACCGAGTACAATTTGCAAAATTGATAATGTTCTTGTACTTTCAAAAATAGGTACAATAACAAATGACATTAAATCATTCTTAATTCGTCAAAACATCTACATCACTTCTGATGAAGAGATTAAAGATGGAGATTGGATGATTAGAGGTAATGAACAACCAACATTAGTTACTCCTAATTTCTTTTGGGATTTTGGGGTTAGATATTATAAAATCATCCTAACAACAGACCAAGACTTAATCGCAGAAGGGGTACAAGCTATTAATGATGAGTTTTTAGAATGGTTTGTTAGGAATCCAAGTTGTGAGTTTGTTGAGGTTGGATATGGGTGGATTAGACTTACCGAAACTAACAATGAAGGATATTGGGTTTCTATTCCCGATAATCAATTTGAAATGCAACAAGAAGAACCTAAACAAGAAACCACTCTTGAAGAAGATGAAATTATTTATATTTCAGACCATGATGGAATAGATAATGCAGTGGACAATCTTAATGATGAACCACCACAAGAAACACTTGAAGAAGCTGCTGAAAGAATAGCATATGACTCTACTGAAGAAAATAAAGGATTTCCTTCAATAAAAATGTTTATTAAGGGTGCTAAATGGCAAGCTGAAAGAATGCATAGCGAGGAAGATTTAAAACAATCATATTCCCAAGGTTGGATGACAAGAGAAAGATTTGATGATTTATCTCCTGATATAATTTATCCTGATGGTTTGGATTATGAAGAAAAACAAGATTATGCATTTAATTTATGGTTTGAACAATTTAAAAAGAAATAATATGAAAAAATACTATATAGAAGTAATAGGAGGAGCAAAATCACTATATGTTGTGAATGCTAGTACTATGGAGATTAATTCAAAAGGATGTTACATATTTTCAGAAGGTGAAGATACAGTTGCCCTATACCCAATTGATAGAACGATTATTAAATCAATAGAGGATATTAAATAATGCCTAATTCATTATGCATATGAAGAAGTTTATAACGTTCACTATTACATGGATAGCTAGTAATTTATCTATTCCTTTTTGGACTATGGGGCATGTACATTTAAGTTTAAATGTATATCATGATGTTATTGAAATAGTTTCTTCATTAGGAATGAATATAATTGTAGCTTTGGGATTCTGGATAGAATATAAAAATCACATAAAAGAAATAAAATGAAATCAAATAAGGATAAGGATAATAAATATAAATTCAGTATATCGGTGGGTGCAAACAAGATTGTAAGCGTAAAATCCAAATACGATAAATTGGGTGATGAGAATAAAACAATCATATTAAATGAGATGATGTATTGGGTACGTCAACAATTAAATGATATTCAACCTGAGCAGGAATAGTAGTTGTTATGTCATAATTAATATCGTATATTAAGGTATAATAATTAAAATAAATAATAAATTTAATTTAAAAACGATAAACAATAAACAACAAAATGAATAAAGAAACAAGAAGTTTTATTTGGGGCTTAATTTTAGTCCTGATTTGTGGAAGTGGATTTGCTATTCACATAATTGAAATCAAAATTGGTAAGCCAAGAGATTGGTATGATTGGACATCAATGGTATTAACTCTTTATGGATTAATCTCTGGTGGATGGCGTGTCTTTCGTGCTGTCGATTAGGGTTGCCGATAACTCATTAATAACCGAACCTTTATATCGAATACCCCTCACTAACCAAACTTAAAAACCAAAAATAATGATAAGGATAAATGAACTAAAACTAAATAATCTAATAACTAACATACTCAGGAACCGATACGGTGAGAGTGATGAATATTAGTAATACACATCTGGGGGTAGAGAATAATAAAATCCAGAAATATAAAAAAATAAAGAAATAGAAATTATGAAACAAACAAAAACAATGGATTTTTTAAAATGGATTATTGCATCAGCAGTATTTGCCTATATCATTTATGGAATAATTAAAGCAGTTGAAAATTTATTATGAAATAGGAAACGAGGGTATGTGGTGAGGAGGTCAATGCCACAAGTGGAGTATGTACATCAATTACAAAATATATTTTTTGTATTGAAAGGTAAGGAATTAGAAATAAGATAAACATGAAAAAATATTATTTAGAGGTGATTGGTGGATCCAATCCAAACCAATTGTATGTTGTTAATGCTGATATATTAAAGGTAAATAATGATACTAGAACGTATGATTTTGTTAATAATCCCCAAAATGGAGAGATGGTGAAGGTAGCAATGTATCCAATTGAACGTACTATGATTAAATCTATTGAAGTAATGGACAAATAAACGTTAATTCAACGGATACCAACAAATTGCGCAGTATTGTGTGTGAGGAGTGATAAGAGTTTTGTATAAACGGTTATATGTAGTGTGTGACAAACGAGGTTTTGTGTAACGAACATAGAGTTTAGGGCGCCCGAAAAGATAGGTTTTGTACAACGAAATGTGTATAGTATGTGGATAGTGTTGTGTGTGTAATGTTTGTATTAAAAACAAAACCCCACACTCTCTCCGCGACAAACACCACATTTTCATCGATAAAGTATATACTTCACCGCATAATCGTTGGTTTTATTGACGTTCCTGCGCGATTTTGTATAGAGTTTTGTACAGACTTGTTTTGTCGCAATCAATTTTGTACATTAATGGTATGGAAACAAACGAATTTTTTGCATTATTATTTTTATTATTTAATTTTATTTGTTATTTATTTAAAGATAAATACATTTTGTGTAATAAAGCGTGGTTTGTACTAAAAGCATTCTGGATTGCATTAGCTATTGTACTTGCAATTGGTTTTGTTAAGGATCAATTTAAAAATAAGTAATTTTTTACACAACATATTGCGCTTTCACCCGCGTCCCTAGCAATAGGTGTGTAATTTTGTGTAGAATTTTGTACAAGTGGTTTTGTATAATAATGGTTTTGTACACCAAATATGCAATATATTGCGTTTATGCGCATTTATATAAATAAGTTTTGTGTAGAGTTTTGTATAAAGGACCCCACCGCAAAATAAATCGCGGTTTAAATGCGATTTTGTACGCGTAAATAGTTTTTTACAAAGAAAATAAAGGACCCCACCGCATTATTTTATAAGTTTTGTATAAAGAATTTTGTATAAATTAGTTTTGTCCAAATCAATTTTGTATATTAATGATATGAGAATAATTGAAAAAGAAACTAGGTTTGGTCCACGTAAAGCATACACAAACGTAGAACCAATATATAAAATGTTTACTAAAGGTATACGTGTATTACCAGCACCATATTTTGAGGATCGTAAAATTATGTTTACTTTTGTTGCACAACACGATCCAGGAACGCCTGGTTGGTTGGAAGGTGGATATGAAGTGGCTGGTCCAACAGGTGATTTTAGAGCATATTATTTAGACCAATTAATACTACATCCAGAAATAATTAAACGTCGTCACAAAACAGATATTGAGACGAACAAGTCCGGCTTGAAGCGCGGGCGCAAAGGTGGGGATGTTAAAGTTCCTAAAGTAGGTGGAACAGGAAAACGTGGTAGGCCATCAATTGATCCAGCATTACGTAAGAATAAACCTTATGTCATAAATGGTCTACCACGGGGAAGGCGTAAGAAAAGCGAATAGTCAGAATCACTTTAGTATATTAACGTATTAGATAATTAAAAAAAAGATATGAAAAAAGAATTAAAAGATTTTGTAGAAATGATTAAAAATGGTGAATTATTAAATGTTAAAGAACTTGAGTTTGATAAAGAATTAGAATTAGAATTTATTAATGATATTAATGAATTTTGGAATGATAATACTTTTGAAAATAGAGATATAGTTTTAGAAGATTTAAAAGCTGATGAAGGTATATTATATTTAAAAATGATTGAATGGAGTAATATTTTGATTAAATATGATTTAAATTTTGATTGTTTTGAATATAGTATAGAAGATTTTTTTAGAGATACTTTTAATAATAGTAGGGATGATAGTGATTTTAAATTATTTAGTATTGATGATATTAATAAAATGATGTATGGAAGATGATTTAAGTCAGAATCACTTTAGTATATTAACGGTATAGATAATTAAAACAAAAGATATGAAAGATTTTAAAAAAGAAGAAATTGAAAAATTAATGAACATTGGTAATGAAATGTTTATGGAATTTAATGAAGGAAATGATAATGAATATCCTAAAGGTGAAAGATTAGAAAGTAGATGGGAAGAATGTGAAAGAGGTGATTATGATTTATATGATGATGAAAGTGTAGATTTGTATTTTGAAATTAAAAATATATTAAGTGATAATAAAGTTTTTAAATTTATTGATGAAGATTATAATTGTGAATTAAGTTTATATGTTGAAGGTGAAGATTTAGTTTTAAGTTGGATTGAATAATAAAATAAATGGGGCTTGTCAAAGCCCCTTTCTTACATTCACGTATAAGATAATTAGATAAAGATATGACAAACGAACAAAGCCAAATTTTAAGAAAATTAATTGATGTTAAATGGGATTCAGACCACCTAGAATCTTATCACGAACGTGATATTGCACGTCAGGAATATTATAACTTAAAACGTCAATTAGTTGAATCAATGGGATTAGATGAATGGATTGCATTTATGAATCATGGAGCAAAAATGTTTGCTCCGTCACAATCTTAATTGTATATTAACGTATTAGATAAAAAGATATGAAAACAAATAGAGTAAAAGCATTTGATTTAAGAGAAGAATTAGAAAATAATTATGGAGTAACTCCAGAAAGTTTATTAAACTATTTAATGGATTGTTGGATGTCAGGGGATGATTCATTACAAGCAGTAGAGGATTTTAAGAATGATGTTATAAATAATTAGAATAATCAGAATTCCTTTAGTATATTAACGCATTAGATAATTAAAAAACAAATATGATGTTTAAAATGAATTTTACGTTAGAAGAATGTTTAGGTAAAAATGTATTTATTAAAATTAGGGTTGATGAATTTGATACTGACACTGAAGTTTGGATTATTAATGATTTAATTGATTATGAAGATCTTAAAAAAGCTTTAATTGTATATAATGAAGATGGTATTTTAGATGAATATTTTATTTATGAAGAATAGTCAGAATCACTTTTATATATTAATGGTATAGATAATTAAAACAAAAAGATATGATAACTACATTAAAAACACAATTAGAAAAATTTAAAGAAGGAATTATTATTGATAGTAGTGGTAATATAAATGATAATTGTTACAACTTCTATGATTGGTTCTGTAAAGACAAATCATTAAAAGCCAAATCAGAAAAATTATTTAAACAAACTAGAAAATTTGTAGAGAAGTTTAATATTGATGTTGATAAACATTATGTATTCTTTAAAAATAACTGTCCTATGAGAGGTCAATTATATGATGATTTCAGAATATGTGATATTGAAAGTGGAGATGTAGTTTGGACTGTTACTCCAAAATCAGGACATTCAAATAAAGCTGAGATTTGGGGATCAAGAAATGAATTTAAGGAATGTATTTATACAGATAATAATTTAGGTAAAATATATAAAAGATTAAAATAGTCAGAATCCTAATTGTATATTAACGTATTAGATAATTAAAAAATAAAGATATGAAATTTATTAGATTAACAAACTTAAAAGATTCAAAACCTGTATTTATTAATCCTGACTTTATAGGACATATGTTTAGAGTTCCTGAAAAAATGAGTTATGGAAGTGTTGATGAAGCAGAACATACATCAGTAGGTGTCACAACTCATAATAATGGAGGATTTAGAGTTATAGAAGATGTAAAGCAAATTCTAAAACTGATTGAATTGTCAAAATCCTAATTGTATATTAACGTATAAGATAAAAAAAAAACGATATGAAAAAATTAGATTACGACACATTAGTAATGATTGAAGGTTTAATAAATTTAAGAGATTTAGATTTATTTAAAAACGCTTTAGAAAATATTACAAACGATTTAGAATTAGAAGGTTTTGAATTAAGTGATGTCAAAGCATATTTTCAATTAATATTGAATGAAATATTAGGAGATCAATAGTCAGAATCCACCTCGTACATTAATGGTATAGATAATTAAAAAAACGATATGAAAAAATTTAACGGTTTCGAAAGTTACAATCTAGTAACAGGTTTAGAATTATTAAGAGAATCTTATTTAGTTGATATCAAAGCAGCTACTGATAAAGGTAAACATCACATATTCAGTGAAGGATTTGCAAATGGTACTATTGATGATTTAATTAAGATTGTTAAAGATAATACTAAAAAGGATAAATTTGCTAAAAAACAATAGATTATGTGGGGATTAAATTGTAAATATTATACTAAAACATTTAACTCATTAGATGAATTAATTGAGGATATTATGAGTTCAGGAATGGATCCAAATTATGAAATAGTCAGAAATGGAAAAATAACCAGCGAAATGGCTATTGATTTTATTGTATTTTAATAGTCAAAATCCAACTCGTATATTAACGTATAAATAAATAATTAAAAAAAAGATATGAAAAAATTTACAATTTTAGAAGAAAGACCAGCAACATATACTTGGATATATGAAGTTTGGGCAGAAAATGAGGAACAGGCTTTAGGAATGGTGATGGATGGGGATGTGGATGCTTTTGATAGTATACTTAATATTGATGAAGATGAACTTTCATCAGAATTTGAAGTTGAAGAAGTAATTGATTTATCAAAATCCTAATTGTATATTAACGTATAGATAAAAAGATAAAGATATGACAAAAGAAGAAACATTACACACATTAAGAACCATGAATTTAGTTGGTTCAGTTTCATTAGGACTTGATAGTGTTATAGCATTGGTTGAAAGTTTAGATTTAGTTGAAGTAACTACAGTTAGTGATGAATCTAAAAATTTAGTAATTAATCAATTAATTGAAGAGTTAGATAATGATAACATAGGAGATTTTATGTTAATACCATCTTATAATCAAATAATGGATTGTATTGAAGATTTTGAAGTTAGTATATATAATAAAAGAATTGAACTTGATGATATTTCAATTGATGAATATAAATTAGCAGAGTTAATTCAAGATGGTGTGAAAAAATGGTTGAATGATAGATTGTCCTAAATGCGAAGGCTCAGGCTTTCGCTCTGTAGAATCATCCAGCACATATAATGATATAGAATACGATAAACCTAATATACAGGCACCATGTATTGCCTGTAAAGGTGCTCGTCAAGTTACTAAATT